TCCACCTTTGGGAAAGGTGGAGCCAAACTTCTTTTTCCACCTTTGGGAAAGGTGGAGCCAAAATAGAAAGCTGCCTTTAAAAAAGGTGGAGCCAAAATAGAAAGCTACCTTTAAAAAAGGTGGAGCCAAAATAGAAATCTACCTTTAAAAAAGTGGAGCCAAAATAGAAAGCTACCTTTAAAAAAGTGGAAATAAGTATTTAATAAGTATTCAAAAATATACTTATTAAAATAATTCCGCTACTGGGAATCGAACCCAGCGCAAAGGGATGAAAACCCTCTATGTTACCAATACACCATAGCGGAGGACACCCTCAGAGGGACTTGAACCCTCGACCACTAGCTTAAAAGGCTAGCGCTCTACCGACTGAGCTATGAAGGTACTGAATGGTTACTAGGTTCTGTTTTTCGTTGCTCTACCCTTGAGCTACATTCAAAAAGCATGAATGCCAGGAGTCGAACCTGGATCAACGGCTTAAAAGGCAAAAAGAATTGCTGCAAGAACCTATTATACTATATATTAATATTTTATCTTTAAGTAGTTTTTGTTAGGACCTACCCGGATTCGAACCGGGGTTGCCAGATTCAAAGTCTGAAGTGATAAAACCAACTACACAATAGGTCCAGATGGATTTGCAGTTTCCTTTATAAAGTAAGCGTAAAAAAACACCAAGTCTATAAACTATTGCTGTAAGGAATCCTCCAATTTTTCCAAAAGTAGATACTATTTTAATTTTTGAAATGCTGTATGGTTTATTAAATTTAATGTCATTCTATTCATGGTCTAGGAAAAATATATGAATAAAAACGTAGGTCGACTTCTACTTGACATTTATGCTAAAACCTTCTTGTCTACTAACTAGTAGTAGACAAATTTGTTTTGAATTTTAAAATGCTGTAAGGATACTTGAGAAGCCGGCCGGTCTTCTATGGATTAATTACTATATCCCTGGTGTTTATCACACTATATAGTATGCGAATGTCTTTAAGTTGTTTTATAATATATTATTAATAATACTTAAACAAATTATGATAAATATATTTATGGGTTATATTTATAAGATCACAAATAATATTGATAACAGAACAATAAGTAAAAATATAAATGGCAAAACAAGAACAGGAGGAGGATTTATATGGAAAAAAATAGAAGATTGATTTTATAAATTTAAATATTGTAAACATAAAATTAGTATTTGAAATAATAATTTTATTTTAATGCATGGTGCCGGATTCGAACCGACGAACCAAAAGGACACGCGCTTAAAGCGTGCGAGTTTAACCACTCCTCAAACCATGCTTACCATATATGGTACTAGTTCCTTTTCTTTTGAAAGATATAGGTTTCAATTTTAGTAATAATTGCTGTATGGAACTATTCCACCTTTAAGAAAGGTGGAACCAAATTTTTTACTATTTGGCTTTACTTTTTTCTAAAAGTTGAGGGGAAAAAATTTGTATTGATGCTCTTACTGAGAATTGAACTCAGATCAATCGCTCATAAGACGACTATGCTAACCTTTGCACTATAAGAGCTATATTTGCTGTTTTCATTTTTCTGCACTACCGCTGCCTCAGCCGTGAAAGGGAGTCGCACCCTTTGGTTTTTAGTTTTAAGATAAAAAGGCAATTTTGTTGCTGTATGAAAACAATTTATTACATATTATACTCGCAATTTGTCTTTAAGTTGTTTTATAAAAAAAAATATATTTTCTACCTAGCTACCTAACTACTTATCTAAATACGATGTTGCATCTCTTTACATCATTGGAAATTTTCTCTTAAACTCATTTAAAATTTTCAGCCATTCATACCATTTTTCATCGGTCTTTTCTTCTTCCATCTCATATAGCGCTACCTGCCATGCTCGGCAGAGTTTGCGACGTTCCATGTCTATTTCTTCCGAATACCAAATGATGTTCTTGTTCCAAGACGTTTCATCCTCAAACTCTTCTTCCTTTAAATCTGGCAGATGATCTGCTACTTGGCTGCGCGTAGTTGTCATATCTCGATGACTTGGCTTGCGCTTCTGCTTACGTAAGACAACACGCTTCTGCTTATCCGTCGCATTCTGCTTATCCGTCGCATTCTGCTTAGCCGTCGCATTCTGCTGCGGCTTTTCTGACGCCATCTCTTCGTATGTTCTCTCTTCATCTAAAATAATATTAGTTCGTGCAGTTTGCTTCTTATCATTCTTACCTAGGCGACAAGAAGGAGCTCTTGCCAAGCGTTCCTGTTCCTTTTGCAAGCGCTTCAATGTTGCTTCCTCCTTACGACGAAGTTCCTTATAATTTACACGCTTTCCCTTAGTATATCTATCTTGATCAGTCATGGTGTTTTCTTGGTTTGTTGTGCTATTGAATGTATTTTAAAAAAGTAAATCAATTTTTTTTTGGATGGTTTATTTTCTCTCTTTATTGTATGATTAAATTTGATTCTTATATTTCTATTATTATTTTTGTAAAATTTTTATTTATAATTATGGCGATTAGTCATTTATATTTAAAAGCTACAGGACAAAAAGATTCTGATTTAGATAAAAGGATTGTTTACTGGAAAGAAAGATTCGAGTTTATATTTGTGTTTTTAATGGCTATTTTATTAGTCTATTTATTTGATATTCGTCGTGATCGTACTGGATTGATTGGACCTCATACTAAATTATTGTTATATTTATTTGGTTTCGTTTTATTAATTACCGCTAAATGGGCTTTATTCTTTAAAGAAGCTGAATGGTTTAAGAAAATTCAAGCGATTATTGGTGATACAGCCGAGTAAAGACATTACATTCGTTTTCTTTGTGCTAAATAGCCGGCAGCACTTCGACCGACTTGTCCTACATCAGTATGTGGTTTATATATAAACGTGCCTTTGCTGATTGTATAACATAAATTACTAGAGCAGCCATTGTACATTTTATTATATGGTAGTAAAGTGGTGTCAAACAATGTTATATAATTGGTTGCTTTGTTTAACCGATTCGACGGATAAGGTGTTGTATAACTTGAGGCTGAAAGAGTAGAAGAGAGAGAGAACATATAGTATTTAGAAGATAAATTAACTGATATTTTCTGTACATTTTCTATTTTATTTTTTTATTAAAATAGAAATATTTTAAACAACAGGAAGAGGATACACTGCTCTATCGTCGAAAACAATGTTTACTTTTCTTACAGGTGTAGAATCCACAATAGCAGTGATAGTACCAATAGAACCTAAAAAATTACCAGAGCCGGATACTATTGTGGCTTTATTTACACTAGATGGCAAAAATGCACCGGTTGATGTCATTGCTGCAACTAAGTATACGCATCTTATACTTCCCTCTGGTAGATTGTAAGTGTGTGTAACCTGACCAGTATAAGTACCATCTGGAAGTTTTTCTACTTCAGCATCAATAACAAGACTTCCGATTCTAATAGTTGTTCCAGGAGCAACAATATCAGTTAACTCTTTGTACTCGGTAATAAGTGGAGTCAATACAGCCGTGTATTGATAAGGTAATTTGACAAAGTCAAAACTTAAAGTTCCTACAATTTGCGCCATTATACTAAATAATTGTATTTAGTATTTTACAAATAAAATTATGGTTAAGAAGCTTTTCTACCACAAGATCCACAACCTGGTCGGACATTATGAATTCGTTTAATCATACCAGCATTTAATGGAGTATTTACTGAATTCATTGCATTTATTGAATTCATTGTTGATCGCATTTGCGGTGGCAAAGAAAAATTTCCATTATGAATAACCATTCCTATTTTTGCAGGCATATTATGTATAATGCAAAGATTATAATTATTTATTTTGTTAAATTACTTTTATTACTTTTATTATTTTTATTACAAGACTTGGCCATTTGTTAAGGTAGATACAGATAAAACACATGAAAGACTATCTGTACTCGTTTGTGGTGCTATTTCATTTACTCCATTTGTATAATATACTCCATCTATAGTAACACCGCAATTACATGGAAAATAGATTAATAATTCATTTACATTTGATTGTTGAATGGTGCCATTGTCAAATTGAATTGTATAAATACCAGATGATATATTGGTTATAATTGCCCTTGTATAGAAATTATTTCCATTTTGAATTGCATATACATAGTCGCCTACTTTAAATGTGTAATGGCTTGTAGGATAAGGCTGCCAATTGGGGTTGTTATATATTTGTACATCTTGTTTTCCGTAAGGTGGTTGTCCCGGAGGGCAATTGCATCCACTTACAATGCTCGTTTTGGTTGTTTTACCACCATAAATCGGGTAAGCAGGATTGAAAGGTATAGGTTGACCAAAGTTGGGCGGAATGACACCGCGTCTTAATGGGCCTTTTCCTTTTATTCGGTTTAAATAACGATCATACGAATTGTGTTTAATATCGCAACCTATTCCTCCTGGAGATTGGCCTCCTGGTTTCGAACTGGTCACCGAAGTATGACGCCTATTTAAAGAATTGTTGGATCCGGTGGGTACAATGGCTCGCTGTACACTAGGCACAGGTCGGTCGCTCATTTGGTTCCAACATACACCATTTCTCGTTGGCTGCCTATAAGCATTTAAAGGTCCTAAATTGGATGTATAGAGAGAACTATAGACGCGATTTGTATTTTGAATCAATTTTAACTTCTGATATTGGTCTGCAGGTGTATTGCCATTTAAATTTGGATAACAATTTGAGCAGCGATAAATAAAAGGAGGTAAATTGATGATTTTATTTGGATTATTATATACTATGTCTGTTTGTTGAATAGTGGTCATTTATAAGTATATATATACTATATTATTTTTAAAATTGAAAGAAAAAATCATGTATTTTATCATTCATAGTTCTTGTATATGAATTTGTTAAATTCTACTCCATGTTGTGTAAATTGTGGCAAACGTTATAAAAAGAGAGAAAATCTAAACAAGCATTTGTTTCTTTGTACTTTGTTGGAAAAAAGTAGGAAAAGCAAAGGACCTATTGTTATAGAAGAAGAGGAAGTGATTGATTTACCTTCGCAGCGGAAAATGTTTGAAATGTTGATTGCATTAGGGCAAAAATATGTAAAGTTGGAAGAAGAAATGGTAGAAGTTAAAAAGTGGGTTGGAAAAAAGAAGCAAAAAATAAATGTTTTGGACTGGCTTAGTGCAAATGTTGTTTGTCTTGGTTCTTTTGATACTATGGTGTCTAGTATTGTCGTTTCTTCTGTCCATGCTAAATTTATTTTAAATCATTCGTTTTATGATACGTTTCATCATTTGATTCATGCTATTTTCAAAAAGGAAGGAGTAGAAACCTTTTCTATCTTTGCCTTGGAACAAAAGGTGAATACATTTTATATTTATAATGGGTGCTGGGAAGAAGCATCTAGAGAGAAGCTTACATGGTTCTTTAATAAAATGCATATGAAATTGGTCAATGCATTTTATCAATGGAAGAAAGTTGGACAAGAAGAATCTGGATTGAATAAAGATCAATTTGAGACAATGTGTGATAAGGCGCTTATTAAATTGATGGATGTCGATTTTCGTGTTGAGAATACGTTTTCTAAAGCGCGAAATATGTTGTTTAAAGAGTTGAAAACTGATAATGAATCCCTTTATTAAAATCCACCTTTTAAAATCCACCTTTAAAAAAGGTGGAGCCAAATAGATACATCTTTGGGAAAGCTGGATTTTAAATTGTAAGAAATGTTTTGGCTCCACCTTTTTTAAAGGTGGATTTTAAATTGTAAGAAATGTTTTGGCTCTACCTTTTTAAAAGGTGGATTTTCAAATATATTATAAAATAGTTTTTAATTTTATTTTTTTATAATTTGATATAAATATGATACCTTACTTTATATTTTTAATTTTATTTGTATTTATTTTATATTATATATTAGTTTACTTGTCAAAAAAAAATAAAAACTCTAAAAAAAGAAATTTGGATAATGAATATTTTAGACAATGTTTTTTAAATATTGTGATATCCACTTTATTTTTTATACTTGTTATATATTTCAAAAAAATATATACTGATGTTAATTTTCCAAGTATATCCAATATTATAATATATTTATTAATAACAGACACATTTCATTATTGGATACATCGTATAATTCATAGAACGCCTTTTTTAAAAGAAAATTTTCATGTTACACACCATAGCGCATTTCATTTAGTACCAAATGATATATTTTACATTGATATTAAAGAAAATTTTTTATATGTATTTTTAACAGGAGTTGTTCCTTTATTATTTATTCATGTAAATATTTTTGAATATTTAATTGTTAATTTAATTGTATTTTATCATGCATTATATACACATTCTGAAACAAAAGATAAATTTATTTTACCATTATTTATAGATAGTAATTATCATAAGTATCATCATCAAATAGGAAAAGGTAATTATTCAATAATATTTCCTATTTGGGATAATTATATGGGAACTAGAATAAAACCTAAGAAGAAAAGTAACAAAAATAAAAATAAAGATGTGTAGTTTCATTTCGTTTACAAAATAGATTTATTTTTATTAGAAATTATAATGGTATTATTAGAAAATTATGTATCTAAGCTGCTTTTCAAAGATACTAACAATAGTTACAATATTTTAATATACGTAGATATTGATGGTATATTAACTGAAAATTTTATGAATGATTATGTTAAAAAAATTTTTGAAAAAAATGAAAATTTGCATCAATATATTATTGAAAAAAATAACCAATTATTTTTAGAAAATATAGATACAATTGATATTAATAATTATTATAACATAAAATATATAAAGAATAAGCATTTTGATAAAGAGATTGATAACATGTTAAATAATAAATTTACTACAGAATTAAAATGGAAATTTTTATTTTGTATTGATAAAGAGACAAACAAAAGCAGATGTTATTTTAAAATAGATCATGCAATTGCAGATGGTTATCAAATTAATAAAATATTATCTTCACCTTTTCAAGATAATGATATAACAAAAAAATTTAAAAGAGAAACAACATTTTTTGATACATTATATTACTACTTTATTGGAACGATTATGTTATTTGTAATAAATATTAAAATTTTCATTCATTTATTAATGAAATATTTTAATAATATTAATAATATTAATATGTATGATGATAATAATATAAAAAGTGATACTGATAATATTATAAAAACTGATACTGATTATATTATTTTTAAAAAATTGAATTTTAATGAAATTAAAAAATTTACAAAAAAGAATAACATTACTATCAATGATTTTTTATATTCTCTTATGATAAAAACTGATAAATTATACAGAAAAAAAGAAAAATGTATATTAACAATTTCTCCAATTAATATATCTGGTACAACACAAACAAATAATATGTGTCCTATTATTAATACTATTAATAACTCTGACAATAATTCAACTTTACTTAATAAAGTGAATCATACATTTAATAATTTTAAATATTCTTTGTTTATTCCATTTTTGTATTTTTTAATAAATTATATAACACCATATATACCTTTAAATATATTATCAAAATGCTATAATAATTTATTAGATAATGCTGATTATGTATATTCCAATATTATAGGACCTTCAAATTTTTGCCTAGAAAAAGATGTTAATGTTTGCAATATTCATTTTTTAACAAATGCAAGAAATAAAGAAATTGTTTATAGTATAATATCTAGTGGTGATAATATAAATATAATATGTAGTTTTAAAAAGGGTCTTATTAAAAATAAAAAAAAATTTAAAAAATATCTTTATAGTGCTTATTCTAGTATTATAAATAATGTATAATGAATCAATAAAATATTTTTATAAAACAGGTTCAAAGCTCATTGGGCTACCATCTTTATATAGCGCTCTACCTTTTTTATATTTAGTAGCCGATTTATAAGGTCTCATTGATTATTTGTTAATTTTATTAATTTTTTCTATTCAGTTTCATATGTGCGCTTATTAATGTATTATTTGAGAGAGCTGCCATTAACGATAATTCACCTGCCAAAACACCTGAGGAAATTATTTTTGCCAATTGACATGCATTTTCTCCTGGATTTGTTTGGTGAGAACCTTTGATGCCTAATAAATCTAGGTTGGCGGATTGTGCTAATAAATGTGTACCACCTCCAATAGTTCCCACCTCTAAACATGGCATAGTAACTGAAATATATAAATCCTTTTGATTATCTGCGTATTCTATTAGGGTTGTACAATGGCTGCTTTCTACATTTTGCGCCACATCTTGTCCGCAAGCCAGAAACATTGCAGTTACTATATTGGAAGCGTGTGCATTATTACCTCCAATAGTTACGGATGTATTACTACCCACCATATTTTTTAAATAATTTAATTCTATAAGAGATTTTGGTGTTGTTTTCAAAACTTTTTCTATAATTTCTTCTTTAATTATAGCTTCACATATTACGGATTTCCCGCGGCCTTCAATACAATTTATTGCGGATGCCTTTTTATCTACACACATATTTCCAGAGAGAGATTTAAGTTTGGCATTTGGAAAGGTAGTTAGAATAATTTGTAGAGCATGTTCAGTCGATTTTCCTATCATATTCATTCCCATTGCATCACCAGATGTGCATTTGAAACGTAAATAAATATGTCTGCCAACAATTGTGCTTTTTATTTCTAGTAATTTTGCATATTTGGAGCCAGTTTCAAAAACTTCTTTTATTTTTTGAAAGTTTTTGGTTATATATTCTTTTATTGTGAGGGCCTCTTGTGCATTTTGACAAGTAATAACTGGGGCTCTTGTAATGCCATTATTTATAACAATTGCATTACAGCCACCAGATTGGTTGATTGCATTGGCACCTCTAGATGTGGAGGCTACTAGGGTACCTTCTGTGGTCGCCATTGGCAAATAATATTCTTTGTCATTCAATAAAATTGGACCTGCTAAACCTAGTGGGACTGGGATGTAACCAATTACATTTTCACAACATCTGCCATAGACATCTTTATAAGAATAATTTTTGAAAGGAATATTTTTTAGAATATTCTTTTTAGTTTTTGACTCGATAATTCTTCTTCTTATTTTTACAGCTTCTTCTAAATTATGTATTTCCTTTTCTAAATTGTATAATTTCAATGTGTTATATTGGTTCATTATTATTGTATGTAGATTGTTATTTTAGGTAGTTAAACGTTATAATTTATACATTTTTTTATTATAAATTATAAAATGGAATTTAGTATAAATATATTTTTAAGTTTTTTATTTGGTTTAATTCTTAAAATATATGATGATATTATAGATAATAAATTAAATGTAAATATTTATTATGTTGATTTACTAAAATATTTTGTAATCACATTATTTTCTATTTTATTTTTTAATGATGTAATATTTTCTTTATTATATTTTGAATCCACATTTTTATCATTTTTAATGGATAAATATTATACAAGCAAGTTAGAAATTAGTAAAGATACAAATGAACAAAAAGATTTGTGTGCTTTAAATGATAATATTTGGGTATATTCTTGTATTTTATCTGGTTGTTTTGTTGCCTATCATATTTTTATGAATTTAAATAAAATAAAAGATATTAACTTTTTCGACTATAAAAATATTACTTTATTTGTAAATATAATTATAAATTTTTTTATAGTTACAATGGATATTTATTTTACACCAGAACATGCGAGTAATAAAAAATTATTTGCCCGTATTGTTGTATTTATATTGTTATCTTTTTTTGTTTATTATATGACAAATTTTTCAGAATGTATATATGAAGGAAGTTATGGAATACTTGTAATGTATATTGGATTTTTAATAGGGTCAATATCTTTTTTAACACTTGATAAATTTGATATATTTGATAGTTTTAAAAATGAAAAGGTTGTAGTTCAAGAAGTTATCGTAGAAGAAAAGTTAGAATAATACTACTCCTTTAATGTTGGATAAATCTGGATTATATTTATAACTTTCATAAAAAAACAAAATCATAGTTATTAAATAAAGTATAAATAATAAAGATATATAGTTTTTAAAAATATCATAATAGTTATGTAAAAGATATTGAGTTAATAGTAAACAAACACCACCAACAACCAAAATATCATACAAAATAACTGGAAAATATTTTTTACATTTATCAAACATACAAAAATATGCAAAATCCCATAGTAAATATATAAAAACTATAAACCAAAAATTTTTAAAATTTATATCAAAAACATCAGTATAATAAAATATAAATAATAGTAATACTATATATCCTAAAGTAAATGTAAGTATAGGTTTTATCGTAAATTCGTTTTCGTAATTTTTGAAAAAATTAAATTTATAACCTTG